CACATCGATCGTGACCGCAGCTATGGCAATGATGAGGCAGCCAATCGCCCCGTCAGACCTGGTGTTGCAACTGCGGATGTGACGTTGATTCAGGATGTGTACCACATCACTCCCGAGCGCCTGTGGGAGCTAACCGACCCGAACGTTTCGCGTCATGGGGTTTTCTTGATCGTGAGAAAATTCCAGGGCGAAATGGGTTGTGAGCCTAGAGCGTCCGGTACAGAAGCGGTGTGGTACCGCAAAGATGATCAGATCGTGTTTAGAGCTTCTCATACGGAGGATTGCTATGAGCCCCACCCTGATATGGCTTATGTCCATCAAAGTCGGATCAAAGTGGAGGAAGGCGACATGGTGACCTCCAGTGAGCCCATTGGGCCTTACCATCTAATTCGGGTGGTGAGGGCCGCCCGTGTCGGGCCATTTATAAGTCAGCCAGAGGGAGGCCAATTTGTTAAGGTACCCTTCACCGCTGCGACTTGGCAACAATACAGCTTGGCTCTTTATCCTCGTCTTTATCAGCGCCTTTACGGTTTCCTTATGAGTGAACCGGAGGGTGACAAGATGTTGATAGTGAACCAGCGCGTTTATGCGCAACATGGCGGCATCTCTATTAACAAGAACGCGACGAAATTCAACATTAGTAGTTGGACCGATCTTGTCGGCAGAGCTTATGACGACGACCCTGTCGTAAGAGCGCTGCGCAACACACAAGACCCGGAACTTCTGCAGATGATTTTGGATGGGCGCAATGACACCATTGCCATGTGCCTCTATCATCAGCGGATGAGAAACTCGGTTAAGACGGGCATCCTTGCGGATGCGGTGCTCGACGCTGAGAATATTCTCAACACATACAAGAGTAACCTGGCTACAGGCCTCCTGGCAAATCCTGCCTCAACGACAGCCACTATTCTGGCTGGTGGCATGGTCCTGTATGGTGTCCGGAAAGAGGGCATCATGCGCATGTATAGCCATGCGATCGACTCATTTGGGTCGGGCCTCATGTGTCTTGGGCACATTGAGAGAGAGCACGGTTTCACTCCCTCTGATCAAGGGGTGGCAGCTCTGGCTTTATATGCAGGGATACGCGCGGTCTCTCGGGGTGACCTGGGAGCATTATGGGCTATCTTCGGCGCTCCAATCGCCGAAGAATATGCGAAACGAACATGTTGGGGATTCTTGCCTTTTACGATAGGGCTGGAAACTCTTCTTTATTCACGCATGACTGGTGTAAGGATCCAGTACATGCTGTTACAAAAAATACTCGTCCATGGAGGGTTGCAGATGCTGCCTTTCTGGGAAGCTGTTAGGGCACACATGCTTTGGAACACCAGCGTCTATTTGGCGCAGGGCCAGAGCACCGGTTGTCTGACGATGTCCTCACTGTGGCATTGCTTTAAGCAGACCTATGACGAATATGGAACCATTGACAAAGTTGGGAGTTGCGCCCTGCCCCGTGGCGCGACGCTCGCGGCGAAACACAGTTGTGTGCGCCAGCCAGTTGATGAACAGCAGTTTGACGTGAAGGTGGAGGTCTCTGGTCAGCTAGTTAGCGACCTCTCGGGTTTTGATCCTGAGCAGACCAACCAGAAGATACACCCGATTTTGATCACCAACGCATGTCCCCATAGACCCGCGGGTGGACTGTACAACACGTACGCGGCGATCGTACTGCGAGTAGTGCGTGACCCGTACCAAGGAAGGAAACCTCAGAACGCTGGATGGGCCGGATTGGCGGCCTGGTGTTTTGAAAATGGACTATTGATGCGCGTCGTTCTGTCAGAAGACGCGGACTCATGGATTGTCACTATCACGGATGGCATGAAGAAACGGCGGGCGCGTCGCTTCAAAGACATTCTCGATGACGGTGGCACGGTCATGGCGAGAAAGCTCAAGATGAGTGTTCATGTTAAGATCGACGAGACTCTTTATCCGAAGACTCTGGTTTATCAAGGCAATGAATTTAAAACCTTATCACCCCGGGCAATCTGCAATTGTGACCCAAGGAGTCAAGTCCTAGCCCAGCCATGGTTTATGGCAGTCACCAAGTTTCTCAAGGAATGGTGGCACGAAGACCAACCACACACAATCGACGGAGTGACTGTCACATGTGTCTATGGCTCGGGCTTGACGGGACAGCGTTTCAATGATCTGCTTAGCGTCTTCGAGGAGCGGAGCGGATGGGTTTTTATCCAGGCCGGTGATGATTCTTTGATCAGGGATCCCACTGGCCGTTGGTTCGAAGGAGATTTCAGTAAATATGACCACACACAGGGCCTCGAAGCCTGTGAGTGTGAGCTTGCTTGCCATGCCCTGATGGGGTGTCCAGACCATGTGTTGGACATCATCCGCTATGGTTACGTTGCCCCTTACAGCAGCGTGGCCAGAGGGCGTGAATGGGTATTGCGCGGCAAGCGTATCGGCCGTGCCACTGGAGGTGGCAACACCACATTAGACAACACACGTGCTGGCTTGACTAGTTTAGCTTATGTTTGCCTCACTTGGGGTGTGGACCAGCTTGTTGACAAAATGTATACCGAATTTGGTATGGTGTTAAAATTAGAGCAGGTGACGAAGTATACAGCCACATTTTTGAAAGGCTGGTGGTGCACGTCCTCGGATGGGGACGTCTGGCTACCGCTTCCATCTCTGCTTCTGAAGTTGGGGAAGGTGATGCGTCATCCAATCCTCATCGCGGCGGGTACCGGGAGGAACAAGACTAGAGATGCTGATCGTTGTTTACGACGGGTGGCTTATGCCATGGCTTCTAGCCCCGGACAAGTTCCAGCTGAATATCCCTTGTTGGGACCATTTATAGCGACTCTGCGACGGTTGGGCGAGTCCTATAACGGCGAGGCTCCGAGTGAGTCTTGGCGACCAAAGGCGTTGGCTCACAATGTTGACCGCGCCGCCTGTCTCGAAAAGATGTGTCACCGCTATGACCTGAGCGTTGGTGATATCATCGAGATGGAAGAGCAGATGCGGCAAATTAGTTCGTTGCCGGCGCTGCTATCCCACCCTGGCTATCTCGCACTGGCCAGAGTGGATTACGGCGCTTAGGCGCCACAAATGGGCCGGGGGGGTAAACCTGGCCCACGGGGCTAACCACAACCATTAAGTTCACAACAAGACAATGGGAAAAGGTAGCAAACATAAGAAGCCAATTCAGAAAAAGAAAGCACCAGCCATTCGGGCCAGCGGCGCAAGAGAGAGGCGTCTGGTCGCAAAGGCGCGTAGCGAGGGCTGTGATGACAACCAGATTTTGGGGCGACTCCACCAGAGTCGTATGGCCTTGGCGCGTGCCAGGACCATGTCGGTCCAGGATGCTGTCACCCTTGATTCTCGCAAGAGTCGAGCGTATGACAGCCGGAACCGATCGGCCGATGTCGAAGTCAATGACCGCGTCTCTGGCTATGTCTCCCAGCTGCTGGCACCTTCGGTGTCGCCGGCTGTACGACCTCCAGTCCCCAACGCCATGCCACACACTGGCTTGTACAAGTCACGTCAGGTGGTTGAACTCACGACGAATGCCCAAGGGCGTTTCGCCGCCATTGTTCAGCCAACCATTGGTGCGTCAGCCGACCCGGCGACGTACCGCGTGGCAAATGTCGCTAGCACGGTTGCCGACTACAACGCTGCTGACTGGTCAGATGCGACCAGCTATGACCAGTCTTCAGCCACCCTGTTTGACCAAGATTACTACGCCGTCCAGAGCGCCGTCGACGCGGCCATCTTCCGCATCAATCCAGCTGTGGCAGATGCCAACGCGACGGATCTCTTGGGCTCGGCGAGCACAGTACTTGATCTTAACGGCAACACTGTCTCCTATGACGACATTCGTTACAAGTCTGGACAAGGCACATCTGGTCTGGAAGGCAGGTTCTTTCTCTATGCTGGCGAAGCGCTCGACCTGAGCATCGTCACAGGCACCGCAGCCACGGCCTGGAATGCCAAAGCAGGAGATGCAGCACTCGTCTACACAGACGAGGGTCTGACGATCCCTATGGCGGCGGCCAACTACAGCTTCCTGAGCAAACAGTCGACCGGGACGACCTCGAGAGCGGATAATGCTTTAGCCTTTATCATCACAGTTCAAGAGGATGCTTATGTTGTAGTGGACCTCAACTCTTGGCCGGGGCAAAGCACTGCATCGCGCATTGTATATTCCCGCTCAACGACGGGAGCTGCACCGCTTGAAGATGCTGTCATTACGACACTGCGGCCTGTAGCTATGAGTTGTCTCACCAAATGCACAGCTTCAGCGACCAACAATGGTGGCGACATCGCCGCGACATATTTGCCAGGTAACCAGCAAGATGAGTGGTTCTCACAGAGTGGAAAGAACTACCAAGACTGGGGCGTTGTCGCGGCTCTGCCCGAGAGTTACAGTGGAGCATTGAAAGATGGCAGTTATCAATGGTGGTCCCTCGATGACCCCAGTGACGCTAGCCTAAAGACTCCTTCTGAACACCTCCAGCAGAAATTTGCTTGCTTTGCCGTTGCAGGGCAGCTTGCAGCTGGCACCGCCGGAACCGTTGCGGATATCCACGTGGCGACACTGATCATTGATCGCATCTTTGAGTATACAACTGTTTCTCGTATGTTTGACACTGAGGTGTCGGACATGACCCAGAGTGAGTTGAATGCTGCTTGCGACTTGATTCGGATAGCCCAGATTCCGCATAGCATGGAAAATGACGGCCATGGGAATTTTATTTCAAGGGCCATTGAGTACATCGATTCAGGCGGTATGCAACGCACCGTCGAGAACCTCAGGCACGTAGCTTCTGAAGTCAAGGCTTTAGTCTTCTCAGTTGTCTAAGATTGTGTCTTCACCCGTTGTGATAGTCTCCGAAATTTACACTAAAACGCATGCACACCCCAAAGGGCTCTGTGCAACAACCC